AGATTGAAGAACCAAATATCACCCTGATAAGAATTGTCAGCCCTATCACAATCAGCCGTAGCAATAACAGCCGCGGTTGTGTTGTCCCCTCTCATGTAACCTGCGGGCCTGATCCCTACAGCTGAAGTTCCGTCACTCATACGCCGATAGACTCTACTGAGTACAGTCGTTTTAGTAACCGCGTAGCTAGACCCGTCATCAGTGGAAAAATCCAATTGCAAAGTTCCATCATCAGTTACAGGGAAGACGTTAATTAGCTTCATAAGGTATACCGGATAATCTGTGTTGAATCCAGTTGTTGTGCTTGCTTTGATTTCTAAACTAGCCACATTAGAAAAGTCTTGTGTCGTTATCAACGCCATATCTCCTGCCATACTTGCGTTGACGGTTAGATTTCCAGAGCCATCTGAAGTGATGACGTTGTTTCCACCAGCATCAAAAATCTTATTGGCTTTTAGCGTTGCGCCGGATGGAACTAGAACCGCATCACCTAACGCTCCAAGCGTTAGGTCAACTGCTGATGACGGTGCGACTGTGTTAACGTTAATTTTACTCATTGAAAGTCCTCAAATTTAAGAATGGGTCAAAATGTCTGGGTGCTTATCATTCGCCCACTCTGAATTTTTTCCATTGGCGTCTACATAATGAAGAAAGACTTGGGCTAAACTTTTTCCCTCAAATTTTTCTCTCCAGTGTTCGTGATCGCAACCGCGATAAATTAAGGCATCACCCGCACTTAGAGCCGCAGAAAAAACTTTAGATTCATCGTTATCTTCTAATTCGGAAGAAAGTTCCAACATATCTGATGTGCTACTCAGATCATCAACTTTATTCAGAATTAAACTTAAAAAATCAGTACCTCCTCTTATGAAGATGGGCCATTCGTCCCCTTTCAAACATAAGGTTGCACTTACCTCACAGGCATCTCTATCTGTATGCTTACCCAATGTGTCGCCTTTTTTATAAATGCGGAAATAGGAAAACGTTGGAAACAGAGACAATCCTGTTTGACGCTCCATCTCAGGCTTTAAAAAAAGCAGTAAAGACTGCATACAACCTTCACCGTACCAACTTGGTGCTTCAGTCTGACCGTCTTTAAAACATCCGCCTTCTTTCCTGTGGGCATACTCACCTATAAATGAAGCTAATTCAGGAGAAATAATTTTCTTTACAACAGAGAATCCATCGACTTCAAAACTTGGTGTATTAATTACTTGTACCCATATATCTTGAATTTACCCGCAATGATATTTCCGGTACTGTACATGAACTTCATTGCATTAATGGCTGAAAGAGTGTCTATTGCTCCATTAGTCCAGTTCTCTTTAATTGTCCCAGCAGGATTACTGAAACTAACTCTTGCATTAAAACCTTTCATATACGTTGTTGATGATGGGTTATAAATCTTGAGCGATCCAAAAACGATACCGAATGATGTATCGTTGGCCATGCTTTCACCCAAATATTGCATTCCAGTTCCGTTGTACTGAGCGACCGTGTTATCCTGTGCAAAATTTCCAGTGTAAACGGCTGTTCTGTACACCCTGACCTGTTGACAAGTGATGTTTGTGTTGTAATTAGCGCCGCCGTCAATTGAGCATTGAAACCCCAAATGCGCGTAAGAGTCATCACCTCCCCTAACACCAATAAATCGCACCTCAAGCTCCTTATAATCGGTTGTGATTCCGCTTGTGATTTCTAGTGATGCAGAGTCCGATGCGTTCAGTGTATTAATTAGATATAGAGGGGAACCAAATGCTGAAGCAACACCAGACATCACCCCGCTTCCGTTTGAGGTAAATATAGCGTTTCCACCTTTGTCCTGTACAACATTCGCCCTTAAATCATTTCCTGTCAGAACCGTGTTCGCTCCAGACTCACCAATATTCAGAGTAGTTCCTGATGCCGGTTCAATCGCATCTGTATAAATTTTTGTCATACTATTACCCACTCAGATGGAGAGTTAATTGTTACCGTGGCTCCGCTATCAACCGTTACAGGGCCAGCACTTACTGCGTTAAAATTTGATGTAATGGTGTAATTGGTCGTAACTGATTGCCCGTTTTCATAAAAGATTTCATCAGAGCCGCCACCTTTAGCACCGCCTCCTAAACTTCCCCACGCACTTCCGTTATAACCTTCAAACCCTGTTGTGGTTGAATTGAAACGCATGTAACCCGCAGACGGTACGCCGTCGCGTTGGGCTGTGGTTCCCGCTGGCATATCAGCAGATCCGGTTGCACTGGTTGCAGTAACAAAGCCGGAAACGCTTCCGCTTGAGGCTGACGTTAATCTGCCCTGCTGGTCTACCGTAATAGAGGCTATGGTGTAGCTTCCCGGTGTAACCGCTGTGTCGGCTAATTTGCCAGCACTAACCGCATCATCCGCAATACTAGCTGTTGCCGCTTGCTTCCAAGCAACTCCATTAGTTGCGGAAGAGTCAGCCATCAACACATAATCGTTGGTTCCTACAGGAAGTCTTGTCTCTGAATCAACCGTGTTGTATACAAGTAGATCGCCTTTAGTTGTTAACCTATCGGGAGCAAGAACAGATACTTTCTGCCACTCTGAAGAAGCTGAAGAATATTTTAAGTATTGGTCATTAGTTGCGGCTGTTGCACTTACCGCTTGTCCCTGTATTCCTGTGACTGACACTGCACCTGCGTTTGTCATGGTGGAATCACCTGACAGTGCGGCAGTAGTGAATCCTGTACCATCACCAATTAATATTTCAGTGGTTGCTAACGCAACATCAGAAGGAACTCCTGAAGAGTTAGCGTTTCTTACTTTGACGGTGTTTGCCGCCATATCCGCTAACTTAGCATTTGTTACTCCCGCATCCGTAACATTGACCGTAACTGTAGTACCCGTCGCCGACGTATCAAGACTTGCCCCTCCAGAGACTGTAAGGCTTTCAGAATCAAGGTCAATGTCGATACTTCCACTGTCCGTAGTAATGTCAAGATCTTGTGCTGTAACCTGTGCATCGACATAAGTTTTAATTGCTCCTTGAGTTGCTAGAAGAGTAGCGCTTCCAGTACCCACGGTAGCATTATCAATTCCGGTTACTGTCGCACCAGTAGCTAAAACTAGACTGGTACTTCCATCTAATGTGGTTCCAGAAACAGCGGCAGGGGTTGCCCCGCCAATAACTGTTCCATCAATTGCCCCACCATTAATGTCTACAGTCTGTGCTGTCTCTACGCTAAATGGTAAGACGATAAAAGAAGATCCATCATATATCTTGGCTACGTGATTACCTGCACCCGCTGAAGTATCGATCCAAACAAGACCTTCAGTTATAGCAACGGCAGGAGCCGTAGCAGATGTATGGATTGCATTGACCGCAATATCTACAGAGGGGAAGGATTGCTTGACTGCCCGTTTGACGGTGCGAATCTGGTCGTCCCCCTGCGATACTAGGTCTGTAGCTGTAGGATCTGTTATTGATAATTCATCAATATAATTTGCTGGATCTAATGCCATTATGGATACCCTGTAGTGTTCATCACCCTCATCGCGCTACCTGAATGACGGTCTTTGTTATCTTGTTCTTGTAGAGCCTTTAAAGACTCTTGAAATGCGGTAGCCCATAATTGAACCCGTTGATCGTTCATTAAGAAAGGTTCAGCCTCTAACAACGCTCCGTATAGATATACATCTGGATTATCTGTGAGCATCTGTTCTGTCGTATTAGAATCTGATAGAGCATCAATCTTCTTATAGAACATTATAGAGTAGGTATAGCCAGAATCTGGGGACGGCCCTAACCTAACTTTCTTTATGGGTGTTCCGGTCGAATTGTCTGAGAAGATCGTATAAGCCAATGGCTTTCCACCCTGACTCCCCGCCCACATTCTATTCATGTTTTCAGGGGTTAGATAAGATAGTGTAGTTATTGGGCTGGTGCTTAAATGAAAATCAACCATCTGTAGATAGCCGGATGGTAGAGCATAATCTCTAGTGCCAGATATTAATGTGGCTGCTCCTCCTAACGTAGTTTCATCTACGTTCAGCATTATTGACAGCCGGACAGTCCGGTTCATCCGGGCCTCCGCTAGAGCAATAAACTCTGGTATCCTATCGGTTAAATCAGATCTGTCTAACCAGTTGGCTACCGCAGTCTGGAGGGTAGCATACGTATTGATCGCCATTTTTTATACGTTACGGGCTGAATAGAATATTTTTTGGTTTAAGATTCTATATCCGTTTGCTGTGTCAGTTTGTGCGCGTCCTGCGACGCCAAATGTATATAGCCACATAATTATATCCTTGTTGGGGTTGTTCTAAAATATTTATTATCGGGGTCGTTGAGATACTTCTTCATAAGGTTATGATCTTTCTCTATTGCCCCATTCGTTTCCTTCATCCACTGAGTCCATACATTAAGAGGTATAGAGGCAACTGTCAGACCTTCCTTATGTTTATGACGATTGAGTAGACTCCCGTAATCAAAAAGCTTCCTTTTGTTTTCTTCTAGTATAGGCTCGACATCCTGATATGTGTTTACAGTAAACTCTTTTTCATCCGCACTTGAATGAAAAGTAGTATGCAACATATTAGGTTCTACTGGTTTATTCATCTTAAATGATGCCCCTGATCGTTACGATTTACAATTTTTTCCATACGCTTAACCGTATCGGAGAGTTTTTCTTCACGCGTGGAAGTTGAGCTTACTTTCTTTTCAGTCTTAACAGCCGACTTTTTAGATTTCTTACCAGCCATAAACCTTCCCAACCTTTGAAACCTGCGTACTTATAACGTTATCTATAGAACCATTATGATCCGTATGACCTAAAGCACCATCAACTCCCGGCCCATACTTTTTAAGTTTGGGTTCTCCCTCTGCATAAGGAGGGGGATTCATATCAGGGCCAATAGCTGTTGCGCTTCCCTTGCTTGGTGGTTGTCCAATATTTGCCATCTTGTTTCTCCTGTAAGGTTAAGCCCCCCGGAGGGGGCTATACCAATACTAATTAAGTTGCGCTCTTTAACTGGCCACTTCCGTTGCCATTCTTAGCTCGCAAACCGTACTCAGCAATCAAAAGCTGTTTCACACTATCACCAGACTTGGCAAGAGTTTCTGTACGGAATGGACGTAAATAGTCTACAGACCAGAGGTCAAAGTCTATAAAGTCAACCTGAGTTGTCGGGATAAACCTATCAGGCACAACCTTAAACGTACCAAAGTCCGTAACAAGAACATCAACAGCATTTACGGCAGTGATATTGTCTTTAGAGCCAATATCCTTTCTGGGTGCAGCAACCACAGCGCCACCAACAGTAGATGAACTGATAGTACCCTTTACTGTGCTATCACACAAAATAGTATCGGGTGTTCCACCCAAATTCCAGATGCGTGCAGCTACATTGTTGACTAAGGCAATGGTAATGGCTGTATCAGCACCACCCGTACCTGCCTCTGTAGTACCATCTGGGCCAGCGGCACCCGCACCATTGTTGGTCAAACCACCGCCAGTAGAGGCGGCAACAACATTTGACGTTCCAACAGCGGTCGTACCAATCCAAGTTGAAAAACAAGCGGTGTTTCTAGCAGCGCCAGAAGAACCAACAGCCTTAACCGTACCCTCAAGCAACATTAACTCCATGTCGCGCTTCATTTCCTTTGCCCTCTTAGCGAGCTGGTAGGCTTGCGTAGATTTTCTTCCTGCAAAATCTACCGCTTCAGCCGTTCCAGAACTCTGGACTTGTGTTGCGGAAATCTGGGTGTAGTTAGACAGACGGCGTGGCTCAGTCTCAGCAGTTGAAGTATAGTCGTTACCCTCAATCTGCGTGTTACTGGCGGCCGCCTTCAGCTCGTCTGTTTGCCACTCAAACAGAGTGTTATCAGCGGTTCCACGTCCACAACCGTTCAGAAACGGTGTGTCCATTGGACTGATATTATATATAATGTTTGATAGGTCTTCCCTGATGCCTATAGCACCATAGGTTTCCCTAGTATTCGTAGGAACTGCCATAGCATTTCCCTCCTAAAGTTAAAGGTCTATAAAATCCTCCAAGAGTGCAGACGCATCATCAACGCGCCCTGAACCCTGAAGACGTTTCATTTGGACTTTACGCTTGCCCCTATCTGAATCAGATTTATTTCGTGGGGAACCCGCCCGTATAACTCTTGGCTTATTTTTCACTTTCTTACTAACAACTGAAGGTGAAGAAGCCTTGTCATACTTCATAGCTTTGTAAATAGTAATTAAGGAACGATGATCTATTAAAGATCCTATCTCTTCTTCGGTGTACCCTTGAGAGATAGCGTATTTCTTAATTTCCCCGCTTAATTTCTGCCGTGTATTGCTTTCTCTCCATTCAGGAAGTGCTTCTACCAACTTACCATGCTCTCGCTGTAGAGCTTGATGATGTTGCCTTTCAGATTCCTGTTTATGGGTTTGTTGGGCTTGCTGCTGTTGGTACTGAGCGTTCCTTACCTTATCCTGTTCCTCTCTGTACTCATCCCTTTTAGTTATATATTCAAGCGGATTGTCGTTTTTGAGGGTATTCCAGTCTATGGTAGCAAACTGATCCAAGTTGCCCATTGAGTTTTCAATCACGTTTTGTAAGGCGCTAACGTATTGCTGTCGTTCTGTCTGAATCTGTTGTATTTCAGCGTTCCATTGGGATTGGTTGGCTTCTATAGACTTTCGTTGTTCGGACAGTTCTTGTGTTTTTCGAGTATAATCTGATTGCCGTGAATAACCCTTTATCAGTTCGTCGAGGGGTATTGTATGTTCTTCACCATTTACAGTGACAGCATATAAGACCTCTTCTTCTGACTCACTTTCATCAGTGCCTTCTTCTTCCACATCTTCATCAGATGCTTGTTCTTCAGGCTCCTCTTCCAATGATTCGTCTTGAATTTCTTCAGTAGACTCTTCTTCTTCCGTAGGTGCGGCTTCCTCCTCTAAGGGTGTTTCCTCTTCAGGTTCCATTAGACCGAGTAATGCCTCTCTTGCTTCTTCTACACTTCCACCAGTTGGTGGGATCGGCTGTGTAGCCGGATGCGGGGCTTGTTGCGTATCCGCCATAATAATACTCCTTAATTAGATGAATGGGTGTTGCTTTTCAAGTATCTCAGTCATATGTCCAGTTTCAACTATGGACTTTATATGGCCTTCAATCCTATCAAGCAATCTCATCGCTAACCAGATTGATTCTCTGGATTCCGATTCTGTCGAACCGCTGTGACTCCAACGATTCATTAAATCTTCTTTTAGTACATTAAATGATTCTATAAATAATTCGTTTTGTAATAGATTGTTTGCGTGTCTCGCTCGTTCATCATTTAAAAAATCGCTCATGTGTCTCCTATTGCTACGGCTCTGTTTTGTTCTCTTTCGAGATTAATTTCCTGTTGCTTTAGATTTGCATCAACAGCTAATTTCTGATATTCCTGCTGTATCTTTTGCGCCTTTATCTGCATTTCAGCAGCCTTAATTTCAAGTTCTTTTTGCTTAACCTGAGTCTCCATCATTTGAGTCTGTTGTTCTGGAGATGGGCCTTCCTGTTTTTGGGGTATTTGTGACGGATCAGTTAGGAATTCATCTACGTTCTGGAATCCCATTGCCTTAACTAATGATGCTCCCAAGTTGTACATGTTCTGTTCCGTTACTATCTGTAAGCCGCCTTTCATCGCTTCCCCAGCAAACGAAAGCATCTGAGAAAGATGCGCCATCTGTTGATCTTTATTTCCCTGCCCTAAAGCCACAGATACAGTACAATCATACTTATCATTCCATACATCGGGCCGTACAGGAACCCACTCATTTCTTAACATGATTACTCTTTGTTTATCTTGATTCTTATGAAGAAGTTCATAGATTGTAATCATCAAGTCTTTTACGCCAGTCTCCGCAAAGTTTCTGGCAATCAACTCTACACGGCTATTTGCTGCACCCATAACTGCATTAACAGCGGTAGCTGTAGTGTGTGATGTTAAAGCGTTTTCATTTAAGCCTTGAGACATTCGAGATACACCTGCCCTTGATTCTCTTACACCGTCAAGATATTCGAGCATCTGGAATGAGTAAGGCTCTAATGCTGGGGTAGCTAAAGGTGTAACTGCGTTTGGAGACTTAACTCTAACAACGCCACCCGGCCTCTGTGTAAGAAGGTCATCTAGGTTGGCCTGACCTTCTAAAACTGCATACCTACCAAAGTTTTGGTTATACATGTTATCCATGAGATTTCGCATCAGCGTACTACGCATGAGCTGAAGATCCATAATTAGATCAGCTATGGATAACCCGAAGAACTTGTGAGGAATTTTAATTGGAGTTATAGATACAAATGGAATTTTATCTATCTCTTCATTAGCCAACACCGTAGAACCCACTGTACATATCTTTCTTAGTTCTGCAATTCCATCATCATCGTAATCTGTTTTTAGAAAAGATTCATGTAGCCAGTATTTGCTCAGGGACTCATCATTATATTCATCACCTGCTCCTATACCCCAATATTCAGCAGACTTATCAAACGCATAACGCTCAAGTCTTTCCGCTGAAAAGGCCATGAGATCTTCATCACTTCCCCCTAAACTTTCCGTATCAAGATCTTGATCTGGGTACATCTCTCTTAATTCAGATAAAGTTTTTTCCACCCTATGACAAACAAACCTTGCGTCCTGTATTGATTTGGCTTCTCTTGAGATTAGGAATTCAGAAGGTGGTACATTTTCAATCTTTATCCTTCCGTTGTAATTAGTGCGTTTGATTACCACGCTGTGTCCTTCGACTTCAGCACTTCCGTAATCTGATCCGTCATACTCGCCCGGAGGGGTATGTTCTATAACCTCTACGCCGGGATCGTTAATAAGAACCGCTAATTCATCCTCTGTTAGATTTTTATATTCTTCTCTTTGGGATTCGTCTGTCTCATCCCACCAGACTTTAACTATTCCATTCTTACTTAAAAGAGCATCAGTAAACCACGAATACATAATTTCCCAACCGGGATTGTCTTTAGTGAATACATAGTTCACATAGTCTGTGGCTTGTTTAGCCATCTCAACATCTTCTGGGCCATGAGGACTAAACTTAACCATCTCATCTCCAGAAGCAAACACCCTCATTAAAGAAGGCTTAATCCATTCAATGGTATCCTGAACTGTAGAATCTACATATTGGGATCTTCCATCTACTTCATTACCGAAAGGAAGGCCATAGTAATACTTCATAGCCATTTCTCTCTGGGTTCCTATGGTATCTCCCATATACCCCAAAGAATCGGTTATTTCTCCCCGAATTCTGGTTACTAAATCTTCTTCGGTAATTTTTTCTTTAGCCATTAAATGATTCCATAATTTCTATACTCAACCTCGTTTGTCCACGCTGGGTCATGTCCTGCTACAGCAAAACGTTGTGATTGAAAGGCATATCGAGTAGCTGACATGAGGTCATCCCGTAGAGGAACCACCTTATTGTCCTTCCTGTGGTACATTCTGAACTCTTCAAACCAGTCAGAAAGTGTCGAAAACACCTTAAATTTACCCCCTTCTATGGCCTGTAACATAGCCATTAAACCCTCTTCTATGGAGTTTGAACCCTTGTTATTGCCCAATGCAGGTGGATTGGAGAAGTGTTCTAGCAAAAAGCTGCACCCCATGTTCCTGTATTGGTCTGCTAACCCCGGATTTCCCATAGAATCGCGTCTATTTCCATCATGTGGGTACGCAATCGGTATAAAACTGGGTCTTGTTCGTATCATTTCTGCATGAACTGCTGGAGAGGCTTTAGAAGCCCTGTAACAGTCATATACATAAAACATTTCTGCTTCTGTATCCATAGCACACCACACTACGGCTGTTGGGTGATCCCATCCAAAATCTATTGCTGCTATTCTTGGAAAATGGTCTTCTATATGGAAAGGATCTACCATAATCTTCTCTTCACTTAGTGGAAATACCAATCCTGAACCAATTGAAGGTCGTCCGTACCTTCTCATTTCCCTTTCGTGGGGCGAATATGAGGAGAGGATTTGTTCCATAACAGCTTCATTAAGGTGTCCCCTCTCGCCTTTCATGGACATAATTCTTTCTGATGCGTCATCCCAAGTGGCGTTGTTTAATGATTGGCCTGATTTCAGGTTGTTCATAAAGGATGCGACTGTTTCCGTCATCCCATTTTCTGGGGTAAACGTCATGTAAACCATACCTCTGCGGTCAAGTGTCCTAGTCACAGCCTGAGAATACAGCTCTCTGCTAGGCTCTTCATCTAACCATATGCAGTCAACACTTCTTCCTTGCCACTTCTCAATGCCCATCTCATAGGCTTTGAAGAATAAAGAAGAGTTCCCCCCACTAACGTGCTTTATCAAAGCTACGCTCTTGGCGTTGGGAACACCGGGCTTACGTTCTGTCTTTATTATAAGTTTTCTAGGTATAGTACCCGAACCGAAAGCCTCTGGATCGTCAGGGGAACCCAATAATTCAAATTGAACAATATCTCTAGTGGTTTCGTTTGATACACCACCAGCCCATCCTACAATGGGTTGTGTAAATCTCTTGCCTTTCCACCATTCTGGATACAATCCAGTTAAGTGATAGGACATCTCAGCACTACCGCAATAGGACTTTCCTATTCGGTTAGCAGCCATCAGGAGTCTCTGGTTAGCAGAGTTTCCTGTTTGGTGAAAAGCTAGTTGATAGGGGTACGGATCATAATAATCGATCCTGTTGTATCGTTCCCTTTGCCGTATCTCCCTAGCTAATTCAACTGCTTTTTCTAGTTCTTCCTTTGTAGCCGGAGGCATGTATCGCTTTTTGTTGCCTCTCTGCGCTCTTTCTACTTGCATAGCATTTCCCAGATTTTCCGTATTTCCATCCTTTCTTCCCTCCCTTTAGGGAGCATCGTTGTATAGGCATTACATTTGCAACCTTCGTGCATTCTTTTCAAACCGGTTACGAGCGATTCCTTTTCTGTAGTCATCATTGTCTAAGAATTCTATAGCAGCTTCCTTCATACGACCCTGCTTTATGAGCTTCGTGGTTGTATGGGTTTTTAAAAGATCACCTCGAAAAACCATGCTTATTACAGCTAATTTAGCTTGCTCTGATAAGCCATCATAAACAGATGGAGTAAGGGTGTTCCTAGCTGTTTTTATCTTATCTTCTATATCTTTCTTAAATAGAGCTTCAGCTTCATTTGGAGTTGTAGTATTTCTGTTAAACCACCCAGATTGAGCATCACTTGGATCATCGCCAAAATGCCCTATACCTCTTGTTTTTATTCCCTTCTTTTCCTCGCCCTTTGTGGGGAAGTAAGGAAAAAACCTGTAATCTTCGTCCTCCAGCAAATCTTCCCATACCATCCTTTTAAATGGGTCTTTATAGGGGTTGTCTATAAATGTTTTAAGTGGTGCAGAAACAGCCTTATTTGCCATTTTCCCTGTAAGGTCTAGTAATGAGTCTGCTTTGTCCAATGCTTCAGGCACAAAATCTAAGATGCTTGATCCAACCTTCTTTAAATCCCCAAACAGGTTAGTCCCTGATACTCTCTCTGGAGGCGTATACTGTGGCTTGCCCTCAAACCTCATTGAAGAGTCTGGTTGAATATTAGGGATCTCTCCCGCAGCTTGAGCGCGAATTAACTCCTCAAGCTCCTTCCTAGTCAACTGCCTAGCCATCAGTTCACCTATTCCACGGCTGTTCAGGACGATTTAGATTTAACATCCTATCTCTAGCAGCCTTCTCAGCTATCGGTATACTTGGATAACTTCGTATCATTTCCCCATTTTCTGGATCAATCATATTATTTAGTATGATTATTTTTTTAGCATCTTCTGGAGAAACGTATCTTCCGTTATAAATTAGAGGTATATTCATCCATCCCCCATCTGGAGAGGACACAGTTGTTGTGCTTTCTGAATGTATTCCTTCAAATTGATCTTTATATACCTTTCTTCCATAGGGAGTGTAGTAAGGAAGCGGAGATAACTCAAGTGTAGAGGTTGGGTGTTTTTCATAAAATTCCCTATTTTTACGAAATAGTTCTTCGTTTTCCCCATGTGGTTTTTGGGGGCTAGGAAACGAATCTAGCAACCCAACCATCAGTTCACCAGTCGTGGTATGAGTTCAGGCTCTGTGGTTCCAGTTAAGGCTTCAAGTTCCCTCTTTAACTCATCTGTAGATTTCTCTTCGTGAGAGATCTTCTGCTCTATTCTGTCTGCGGGTTTTAGACCTGCTCTATCCAGTATGTCTTTAGACGCAGCCAACCTCACCTGTTCGCTGGTAGCAGTTTGAGCTAATGCACTGATCTGGCTCATAGCAGCAGGTACAGCATCCTGAACCATCTTCTTAATCCGTTGCTCTATCTCTCTGGAGAACTTATTCTTTAAGGTATGACCCTGTTGTTTAGCCGTAGCTTCAGAGTAGCCAGCCTGTATAGCTGCCTTAGTCGCGTTTCCTGTCTGACAGTACCCTTCTATGAAGGCGGATTGTTTATCCGTTCTCAACTTACGCTTCTCCTCTTTCGGAGTCTGCTTGCGCCCTTGTTAATGG